ATATATAGTAATACAAACTTACCAGAACATCTTATTGTCCACGAACAAACACACCATAAGCAACAAGACGAGTACGGATTAAAAAACTGGGTAGAGAAATATTTAAACGACAAACATTTTCGCCTTTTAATGGAAATAGACGCATACCAAACACAGCTCAAAAGCATAAAGGATAGAAACATCAGAGCAAAAGTAGCTATGGAATCAGCAAAAAATCTATCAAGCTCTCTTTATGGAAACATTATTGAACACAAAGAAGCATTAAGACTTTTAATGAAAAAATAAAATGTTAAACAAAATGATATTTACAGACAAACAGTTTAGCGAAGAAGATGAGGAAAACTTCGCAAAAGCTATTAGAGTTTCAGGAGCAATAGCTCTAAGTAAAGTAGGTGGTCTAAATTTACCAAACAAAGAATTCAAAGAACAGTTATATAAAGAATTTAAAGAGGCTTTATTTAAAAAACTAAGCGTGGTATAATTTAAAAATGAACACTAACTACTTTATCTACTATCTCATACTCATACACTGTGCTAATGAGAAAATACGAGGCAGAAAAGTAGACCTATTCATTAAAAAGCTAAGACGTGAAGAAATAATATGACTAAACCAACCCTATCAGAACTTATAGAATCGTGTGGAGAAGAGTTTGATAGTCTTGAAAAAAGAGAAAATGCTTATTTCGCTTTTGGCTCTTCAAAAGATATAGTAAACATGAAAGTAAGTCCATTTTTAGGTTATGGCTCATCAAAAGAAGAAGCAGTGGCTAAACTTTGGTTATCATTAAACAAGAAATAATATGACAACACTAGATACAAAGGATTTATGCCTTGAGGGTCTTAAAAAGATTGTTGAAGAATACTACGATAAATTATTTGAAATTCAATTTGAACAAATGATAAACAAAGACAAAGAATCAAAAGTCAATTATTTAGAAAACTATAAAAAACTTTTTTTTGAAGCTGACCGAGTAATAGTTGAATATAAAAAGACAAATAACATAAAACTCATATTAAAAGACAAATAAAGTCTAATATGGTATAATAGAATATATGTCACAAGGAAAAGCATTTACAAAAGAACAAAGAGAAGAAATACTTGAAAGTTTAAGACCACATTTACAGTTAAGCTATTCTCGTAGTAGAGCTTGTAAACTCATAGGACTAGATGAAACAACACTTTCTAAATGGGCTTCGGCTGATGAAGCTCTTTCAATGAAACTACAAGGATGGGAAAACACAGTAGACACAATGGTCATGGCTAACCTTGTTGATGCTATAAGAGCAGAAGGAGATAATCAAGAAGATTCAAGAAAAGAAACATCTAAATGGTGGGCTGAACGTAAGATGAAACACGATTTCTCTACAAAGACAGAAACAGATTTAACATCATTAGGTAAAGCTATCACATGGAATGAACAGAGAACATATTTAGATAATGAAACTATCAATAAAACAAACACAGGCTCTTGATTTCTTAGAAGATAAGAACACAAGAGAAATAATATATGGTGGAGGTGCTGGAGGTGGAAAGTCTTATCTCGGCTGTTATTGGATATTAAAAAGCTGTTATAAATATCCAGGTAGTCGCTGGCTTATTGGTCGCTCTAAAGCTAAAACATTAAAAGAAACCACACTCAAGTCACTCTTTGAAGTAATGAAAGAACAAGGACTTCAAGCTGACTTAGATTTTATATACAACCAACAGCAAGGCGTTATCACTTATTCTAATGGTAGTGAGATAATGCTTAAAGATTTATTTTTATATCCTTCTGACCCTGACTTTGATGAATTAGGTTCTCTTGAAATTACAGGTGCATTTATTGATGAGTGTAATCAGATAGTAGAGAAAGCATGGAACATTGTGAAATCTCGTATTCGTTACAAGTTAGATGACTTTGATATACTTCCAAAGATACTCGGTACATGCAACCCTTCTCGTGGTTATGTTTACTATAATTTTTACAAGCCTTATAGAGATGGAGAATTATCACACAAGAAAGCCTTTGTTGAATCACTTGTAGATGACAATCCTTTTATCTCACGCTTTTATAAAGAAAACCTAGAATCACTTGATATAAAAAGCAAACAAAGACTTCTTTTAGGTAATTGGGATTATTTAGATACAGCAAATGCATTATTCAATTACAACAGCTTGACTGATGTATTCACTAACTCAATAACTAAAAAAAATGAAAGGTATTTGATAGTTGATGTTGGTGGTAGTGAAGAAAATGCAGATTCCACAGTCTTTTCTTATTGGGAAGACTTAGAGGAGGTATGGCGTAAAAAGTTTATTGGACTTACAACAGAACACATAATAATTAAGATACGAGAATTTGCACTTGAACATAAGATACCCTATTCACACATTACTGTAGATGCTATTGGAATTGGAGAAGGTGTTTCAACTTCAAGTTTGCTCAATGGTATTATTCCTTTCAAATCTTCTTATGGTGCTATAAAAACAGAAGGGTCAATTATAACGCTCCCTAACGTGCATTACATGAAAGATGCACCACTTGTTACAGACTTCGCTAACTTACGTTCACAGTGCTTATTTGCCCTCTCAGGGCTTGTCAAAGCTCATGAGATAGCAAGTAGAGTCACAGGTGCAGATAAGGAAGCTATCCTTGATGAGTTACCTATGTATCAAGACATTACAAAAGACGGGGGAAAAAGAACAGCAACAGGTAAAGATGAAGTAAAACAACTACTCGGACACTCCCCAGATGATTCAGATACATGGATTATGAGAATGTACTTTGTCATTACAAGTAAACTACTTCCTGAACAATCAGAAGAAAGAGCCAAAGTAATCAGCGAACAAATGCAACGATTTGAAAGAAACTATAAAAACTCTAGTAACGCAAGCAATAAATAAAGCAAAGTATGGTATAATATTACTATAAACAATTAATATTCAACATTATGACTTCAGGAGCATTATATTTAAACGGCACAACATCACAGCAAGTATCAGCAATACCAGGTAAAGTATATGGTGTTATAGTAAACTCACACACAAGTGGAACACTAAGATTAAATGATGGTATTGGGGGAACAACAAGTGCAGGAGTTAAAGCAACTCAAACACTTACAGCATCAGGAGTATTTTTAAACAACGAAACTGTAACAATCGCAGGACTTGTTTACACTTTTAAAACAACCTTAACAGGAGCAAAAGATGAGGTTCTTATTGGAGTATCAGCAGCAGCATCTCTTGACAACCTAAAGTCAGCAATCAACGCTACAGCAGGAGAAGGTACAACATACGGAACAGGAACAATCGCTAATAACTACGTTACAGCAACAACAAACGATGATACAACTCAAATAGTTGAAGCTATTAGAATTGGAGAATACGGCAACGCATTCACAACTACAGAAACAGGTGCTGATGCATCATGGGGAGCAGGAACATTAACAGGAGGAGTAAATGTGAATAAGATTGTTGTAAATACTTACACACTATCAGCAGGCTCACAAGTGATTCTATTTCCTGAACCTGTTGTATTTAATTCAGGACTATACTTAACAAAAGGAGGAACGATTGATTACACAGTAATATCTAATTAAATATGATAGAAAAATCAGTATCAGAAATTGTCCTTAAACTAGAGCAAGACTATATTTCAGGTGTTGGTACTTTGATGTCGGAACATGTACGATATGATTTATACACAGATATAAATACTATCTATGCTTACCTAAACTCAAAACACATTTCAGGAGAAAAAGACAGCTTAGGTCGTGATAAACCTTTTGCTAACATTGTACTTGCAGCAAGAAATATCTGGTTCAGAGCTACAGACATTGATAGAAAAGACATCAACATGACAGCAACTAAGGCAGAAGATATTGTAGCTATCTTTCTGCTTAATGTATTTCTACAGAATTGGATGAAAAAGAAAAAGTTCGGTAAGTTTTTAAACAACTGGGGGTTAGAACTTGCAGGATTTAATGAAGCTGTAGTCAAGATAATTGAAAAAGATGATGAATTAGATATTGCAGTTACACCATGGTCAAGACTTATTTGTGACCAAGTAAACTTTGCAGACAATCCTAAAATTGAAATACTAGAGCTTACAGAAGCTCAAATGTATGAAAGATATGACAAAGAAAAAGTGGATGCTATTGTAAACGCAGAAACAACACGTCAATTACTTGATAAACGTCAAAAGGATAATAAAAGCGATTATTACAAACTCTATGAATTACATGGAGTATTTTCTCTAAAACACCTTACTGGAAAAGAAAGTGATGCAGAAACATTCGTACAACAAATGCACGTTCTCTCTTTTGTTTCTAATGGAAAAGGTAAGACTAAAGATGAAATTGAATATTCTCTATATTCAGGGCGTGAAGAATACGACCCTTATATGCTTACATCACTGATTCCAAGTACAGATGGCTCTATTTCATTAGAGGGTTCAGTCAAAAACCTATTTGAAGCACAATGGATGATGAATCATTCAGTCAAAAGCATTAAAGACCAGTTAGACTTAGCATCAAAACTTATCTTTCAAACATCAGACGGAAACTTTGTTGGACAAAACGCTTTGTTTGCTATTGAATCAGGGGATATTCTTATCCACCAAATGAATCAGCCACTCACTCAACTAAACAACAACTCTCACGATATAACATCACTACAAAACTTCGGGCAACAATGGAAATCATTAGGCAATGAAATAGTAGGTGTTAGTGAAGCTATGCTTGGCGCTCAACCTAAATCAGGTACAGCATGGCGACAAACAGAAGCTCTACTACAAGAAAACCACTCTCTATTCGAGATAATGACTGAAACTAAAGGTTTATTCCTAGAGGATATGTTACGAGATAGAATTATTCCGTTCTTAATCAAGAAAGGTAGCAACTCAAACCAAGTATCAACAACACTAAACTCATTTGATATTAAAAAGATAGATGGAAAATATTTACCATTTGAAGCACGCAAAAGAATGTCAAAGAAACTTATTGATGAAATTATAGAAACAGGAGAAATACCTCAAGACTTACAAGAACGAGAAGATGCAGAACGTGATGGAGTACAAGAAGAACTTACAGACATGGGTACAAAGCGTTTCTTTACACCTGATCAAGTC